GCACGCGCTTGGGATCGGGGTACATCGTCGAGAGTCCTTCGGGCAAAGGAGGGGAGAGACTGGTGCGGTGGGTCAGGCGGCGGATGTGGCGGCGCCGGCCTGTTCGGCCTCGTACTGCGCCAGGCCCTTGAGGTAGACGCGGCGCGCGAAATTGCCGAGGGAACGGCCCTCGCGCGCTGCGTATTGCTGGGTGCGTTCTTTCTCGGAAGGTGCCAAGCGCATCGCGATGGGCGCTTCGTTCACGAGGCGGATCTCTCGCGGAAGCTCTGGGCGACCACGGCGACGGGCGGTATGGGCCATGCGATTAATATCCGAACGGTTAAATGTGTGTGTGCGGCGGAATTTACACCCACAAAACTGCATGTGTCAAACGGAATGTGCGGTTTCGTGTGTGTATTGATGCGGTTTTGTGTGTGGCCAGGGGGTGTACTGGCTGAGTGTCTAGAGGGCCTAATGCCTGATTTTTCGGAACGCTTGAAGGCTGAGCGCAGTCGTCTGCAGCTTTCCCAGGCCGCCATGGCCGAGGCGGGCGGGGTCAGCTTGAATTCACAGTCGAACTACGAGAACGGCCATCGGTCTCCCGATGCGGCATATCTCTCGCGGGTGGCCGCTATAGGTGTCGACGTCGCTTATCTGCTGACGGGCGTTCGCGCGCTTGCGCTCAAAGCGCCGGGAGCGACTGACTCCACCGGCGACGCAGCAGGTGATTCCGTGACGCGCGTGGTGACGCGTGAGCAGGCTGCGCTCCTGGACAACTACGAAGCCGCGGATGAGCGAGGCCGCGCGGCGGCGCGCAGCGTTCTTGATGCGCTCACGCAACCGAAGAGGGCCAACGGGTAGGTTGGGTCTGGTCCTCTGGACCCTGGCCCGTTGGATGTTGATGGCGATGGGGGACGCCGCGACAGAGGCGGCGGAATAGGAGGCCAAATGCGCGGTTTCAAGAAAACGCTGTCTCGTCGAGGTCGCTGGGTCAAGCTTCAGCTGGCAAAGGCTCTCTCTCGGCTTATTGACGGCTTCTGGTGGCCACCGGTTGCTCTATTCGCGGTGGCCGTTTACTGGTTCTCCGTGGCAAGTGGAATTCCTACGCCGGCTGAAGAGACCGTAGAGAAGTACGGCGTTTATGGAGACAGCTTTGGCCGACTCACCTCGCTCTTCACAGCGCTTGGTTTTGGCGGCCTAATAATCACGCTGTTGCTACAGCAAAGACAGATTCGTGCGCAGGAAAAGGCGGCGGAGCGCAACCGCCAGAAGGACGAGAAGGACCGATATGAAGAGGTCCTGTTTAGGCTCCTAGATATCTATCACGAGACCTTAATGGAAGTTCGTGTTGGTGAGGCAACTGGCCGAGACGTCATAAAACTAGCGCTGGACAGAGTGGATGTCGCTGTTGTGGAGGACGGTGTAAACGGGTTCCCAAGAGACCTACAAGCGCGATGGGACAGTGGCGCCCTCACAGATGCAGACCAGCAGCGAATTGATTACCTTCACTTCCGAAACTTTAAGATCGTAGGGGCCGAGATTCATCCTCAGACCCGCCTTGTCGATACCTTCGAAGTTCTACTAGCTCATTTGCTCAGCGGAGCGCCCGATCATTTGCTAATCCACACATACCGAGAGTTGGTATTCGCCCAAATCACGTTTCTCGAATGCCGATACTTCTTCTTGGTTGCACTCTCGCATCCCAGTAGAGGACGTCTTCGGGACTTGATTGCAAGAACAGGATTCCTTGATCGAATTTCGCGCTCTCAGACACACCAATTGCACCGTGACATGTACAAGGAGTACTGGGGACAAGCCTTGGAGCGTCGCGAAACGCTGCCAAGTATCCCGATGTCACCCGGTCGCATAAAGCGTGCTCTGCGGGCGCACAAGGCGGGTGGTGGTGTGCCGAAGACCACCTATACGCCTTTGGGAGTTCGTCGCTCGCAAGCTGCAGCGAAAGCCGACGCTGCCGATGGCTCTGAGTGAAGTTTCAGAGGGCCTGCGGGCCGTGTAATGTGCAGCTCCTCTTTTTGCCCGCTAGCGAGCGACTTGATCCACGGATCGTCGCGTCAGCCAAAGATGGCGCGGGCGAGCTTGTATAGGACGATCAGAGCAGCGAAGCTCGCGACGACCGCCGGCCATACCAACGACATGGATGCCTTCGAGTTTGCCAGCACGAACCACCGCGCCCTTCTAATCATCGCGTCTTGCCGCTTCATGTCGATATAGATATTTAGTTGTTGCTGGGTGACGTGCCCGCTCCCGTGTGCGCCTGCTGTCGGCCACGTCGCAGTCATCGTCATAACGTGATTGCCATGATTCATTGAGGCAGGTCCAGGGCCCGAAAATGTCACTTCCGCAGGGCCATGTCCCAGTTGCTGGGACAGCGCATGCGGAACGAGCTGAGCATATGCTGCGACTAGTTGCGGGTGAGCGTCGCCTGGCAACGAACCGCTTTTGAACCATTGCGTGACCTTCGTCATGTAGTCCGTGCCGAAGAGGATCTTGTATCGCGCGACAACGCTTTCCGAATAGAGCGCCATCGCCTTTTCAACCTCGTCGGACCACCGGTAACGCCAACTCATGTAGCCGAGCACGAAGGCCGCGGCCAGCCAGACCTTCAAGCCCGACAACTGCACCGGCGTAGCAGGTGTGCCAGTTGTTTGCTTGATCGAGAACATCCGCTCCAGCACGTCAGGTAGCGAGACATCGAACCAGGCGACGCCGATGATGACGGCGCTGGTGACCATGAGGTTGCGGCGGATTTTGTCGTCGTCGTCCACGGGAACTCCTTTCGGAGCTCCATCTTGCATCAACGCAACCGCTTGTTTCTACAACCGACGGCCGAGGGCGAGGCTTTCGTTTTCAAACGGGGGAGTTTCCCTGCCCTGTGTGGGTACCCCGCCCGCGCAAAATCCCTCCCCCCATCGCCCTGCGGCCCTTCCACCTGGGCAGCAGTGCGGCAGAAAGGGAAAGCAAATGAGCGCCCCTATCCCCCAGCGAGAACTTGAAAGCGCAATTGGACGGCGCGTTCAACAGCAAGGCGTCTGCCGAAGCTCAGCGGATTGCCGCAGAGGCCGATCGGAATGCAAAGCGGCGTGCAGCCCTTCTGGAGTCGGCCCGCATCTTGGAACAGGTGGTGCGGCCTGGCCTCGACGGCTTGGTCGACTATCTCAAGCAACATCGCACCGACGCGGATGTGCATGTGCAACTTGTGGATGGGCATACCGCCGACGTGAAGTTGGTTTGGGGCCGTGGTGTGCGACCTAGCGTCGTCCGCACAACTCATGCCCAGCAGAACACCTTCCGCCTCGCCATGAAGCCCGAGGGTGCCTTTACAGTGACGTCTGCGCTTCTAGGCGAAGAGTTTGAGACGCACACTGGGGCGCCGGATCCGATCACGACGGAATGGGTGCAATCAGAGGCCGTCAAGGTGATCACGCGCTCTGTCAAGCCCTCATAGGCCCCGCTGAATCGGTGGATTGGCCGAGTCAGTGCAACTGCTTCAGTTGCTCTTGGGCGGCTCGATCGATCTGCAGATGGATGCCCGCCATCCTGAGCGGTGGGCTCTAGTGCGTCGCGTGGTTCAAAATTGTCATCACGCGACTGCTTCTCGCATATCGTTTCTGTTCCAAGGCATCTATAACGCCAACTGCAACTGCATGCATTGCAAGGGTCGCAGCGTTGGCATGGAGGTCTAGCTCGCTGCGATCTGCTACTGTCAGCTTTCTCCCGTGTGCAATTTGATTTCTGCTATTTACTAACCTATCCAGTCTCGCCTTTTCCTGGGCGACGGCTGATGAGTCAAGGTTAAAACGCTCAAGCCAACTAGAAAGTAAGTCCGGCCAAAGATTGGCCACGTTGTCTGGCCGCTCATAGTCCGCAGGTTTCAACAGCTTCGCCTCGAACTCCGTAAGCAGCTTGGAAAAAAAATCAGAGGGACTGTCAATATTCTTTAGATCAGCCTGCAGTTTGCGAAATGACTGAACTGCAATCGGCCATTTCAGATCTATAGGGTTGAGCGATAGCGCGACTAAAGCATCAACATAGATACCGAGCGCGAATTTACAGAAGCCTTCATAGTGCGCGTAGATCATAGCCAGATTCGTTCTCAAGAATGTGGCCTCTTGCGTGCTTCCGATGGTAGTTGAGAGGAGGTGTCGCCGGAGGACCGCAAGCTCTGTTTCGCGCCAATCGAGATCGGCTTGAATCTGTTGAGCGTACAGGTCAGAGAACGACTGCGTCATCGATCGCTTTTGTAATGATCTCGATGCGGCGATTTAGCTTAGGCAGCGAGTTCGCCCCTGGGCCAGTAACGCTCCGGAAGGCCTGCGATTCAACTGCATCAGCCAGTATTTTTCGAGCCTCGTCGGAATGAAGGCCTCTCAGGTCATTGAGCCGCTCAAGTGCACCGATCGAAACGGCTTCAAAGTAGGCTGGGGCGACCCCTCCAATGGGCTGTCCTCCGCGATACTTAACAAATGCATATGGCCCGAACTTGTCGGCCAGAGTGTCGAAGACCGCAACGAACGTTTGGACGTCGTCGTCACCGAATGGGAGGCCGTCAAGGAGCACTGCCTCCATGAAACGATCGAGCCAGTCACCCACGTTCCCCTTGAAGAACTCGCGAAAATTCTTCGCCGCGAAAAACCTTAGAACGAGCTCTTCATCGCCGCGGCTCTCGACCGAAGTTTGTGAAAGAAGCTCGACTGTGATTCGGAAAGCGGGGTGCCGAGCGCATGTCATGAGCGTTTCGTAAAACTTGGCGCCCTGTTCGCCGAGCATGCGTGCGTTCACGTTTCGGATATCTTGGTCGGATAGCTTAGCTCCGCCAGTATTGAGACGTTTAAACATCTCATACCGCAAGAACTGGCTACTCTGCCTCTTGATAATGACAGTTCGGATGCCGGTCCGTTTCAGTCGCAGGCGCAGCGTGATGGGAAGATCTTCGAAGGTGTGACCATTCAGTTCGGTGACAAGGTCACAGCCCTCAAGCTGCAATGGCTTGAACGGTGGCTCTTCGCTCGGCTGGCCGAGATCCTCTGCTGCGCTTTGGTTCAGGCTTCCAGCTGAGATGAAATGCAGTAGCGAGCTAACCCGTTGTAGGCCGTCGATCAACTCTAAGACCCCGGACTCTTTTTCGATCACGAATATCGAAGGGATGGGAAGCTCAAGCAGCAGCGACTCGATGAGCCTCGACCTTTGTTGAAAGGTCCACCGGAAAAGTCGTTGGAAATCAGGCTGAATAACTAGTTCCCGTGCTTCGTGCAGCGCAATGATTTCCCCGACCGACATGTCAAGACTTTCGGTCCTGACTTCGCCGATCTTCTTGTCGATGGCATCGATTACGTTCATGATCATCCTATAGAAGTGGCCAAGACTCTACGCGAAAACACGGTGGGGACTCTACGTTTTCGGGCACCGAATCAAAGCCGGCGTTCCGGGTGAGCTTGCAAAGCAATAAATCCTTTCTGAATCAAAGGCTTAGTTGCGTCATCGCGCCGTTAATCACTTGAGAGGCATTGTTCAGCTAGGCCAGCGATCCGGTCGCCGCGCTTCATGCTTCGGTGCTTCTGCCTTCTTGCCCTTCAACGCCTGCGGCCTGCTCGGTCTCAAGCGTGAGTTGGCTGATGTAGCCCGCTTGGTCGATCGTGTGGCGCACGCTGGCCACGATCCAGGGTGTTTGGTCGATCTTCCGCTTGTAGCCGGCCACTCGCGCGGGCCGCTGCGGCGTGATGTCGGCGCGGCCATAGGCGAGGGTGATCTCGAAATCGAAGATCCCGCGCTGAATGCGCAGCCACTCGGCGCGGGCTGCGGCCAAGGCGTCCGCTTCGCTCGCGAAGGTCGTGCGCAGTTCCTTCGCGCGGCCACTCAGGCCGGCGATGACGCTGCTGCGGCGCCCAGTCTTGATGTTGTTCCACCATGCTTTCACACCGCTGTACGCATCGCGATCGGCGCGGCTCCAGCGGTGTCTGTCGCCATCCTGCCGCGTGATGACTACCGGCGGTAGCACCTTGCCGCTCGGCGTGCGCGCGGCGCGCGCCTGGCTGAACAGGAGCTTGCCGTTCTTCACGGTGCACAGGCAGTCGTAGGTCTGAGCCAGCCGGCGGAGAAAGGACGCATCCGATTCGCCGAGCTGGTCGGCGTGCTTGACCTTGCGCGAGGCGATTTCCTTGGCGACGACGGCCTCGATGCGGTTGCGCTTGGCCACGCTGTTGACGATGGCGCCGACGGTGGTCTTGTGCCATGACTCGTCGCGCAGGGTGCGCAGGCTGTCGAGCAGGTTGGCGGCGCGTGCGCGGATGGTGATCTCGTCGGGCGTGCCGGCGTACTCCACCGCCTGCACGGTGTAGGTGCCTTTCTCGACCAGGCCGACGGGGAAGCCCATCTCTTCGGTGGTGAGCTGGCGGTAGGGCGCCGCGTTGGGCTCGGCGAGCCAGCCGATGGCCACTTCGACGGTGTCGCCGGTTTCCGGGAGCTCTACGGCGCCATCGTGGTCGCTCACGACGAGCTCGACCTCATCGGCATCGTTCTGCCGGTCATCGGTGATGGTCAGCCGCACGAAGCGCGGCAGGATGCGATCCGACACGTTCGCGCCGTTGACGGTGATGCGCCAGATGGGCGTGAGGTGCGCCGCGGCGCGCCGGGTGTCGCGTCTGCAGCTGTTGGCGCTGACATTGACCGTCGGCAGCGTGGCGGTGATGGCATCTACGTCGGACATGGTCTGTTCAAACCGCGCTGGCGCCTACGCCCAGCGACAGGCCCATGTTGTCCGCCGCGTCCTGCAGCAGGGCGCCCAGGTCGCCCATGCTGTCGGCGATGAGCTGTTCGGCGACTTCCTGGGCGTCTTGGTCGACGCGCTGCAGCGTGAGGGTGAACTCGATGCGGCGCGCCTCGCCGGTCTCAAAGAAGAGGGTTCGGGTTTCCTGCAGCTCGGTGATGACGAAGGCACCGTAGATGGTGCCGGTGCCTTCCACCAGCACCCATGCGGCGCCCTGGTCGGCCATGAGGCGCAGCACCGACAGGCTGGCCGGGGTGCCCGCGAATTCGGGCACCACGATGCCATTGAGCGTGATGATGTCGTCGCCCGGCCCGAGGTACTGCGACGCATTGCGCGCGCCCACGAGCGGCTGCGAGGCGTGCTTCCAGCTGCTGCGGCGCTGCAGTTCCTGATAGCTCAGCGTGTCGAGCGAGAAGACGAAGAGGCCTAGGCAGAGCATGGCGGGTGTCAGTTGTCGTAGTCGATGAAGGCGCCGCGGGCGCGGGCGCGCTTGTCGGCATCGCGCTTGTCCAGCTCGGCACGGATGGCGCGCGCCAGCTGCGCGGCATCGGCGCCGGGCGCTGCGGTGATGTGGATGGTGATGGTGTCGCCCTGCACGACGATGCCGCCGGCGGCGCGGCCGGCGGGTGCTGCGGCGAGTGGCGCGCGCGTGTCGAAGTTGCCGGGGGCGCGGGGGAACTCTGCCGCCATGGCGGGCATGGCCACGGCCGTCGCGCCGGCCATGCCCAGCGCCGCGGCGCGCAAGAGCGGCCGGGCGCGGTCGATGCCGATGGCGGCGCCCTCGACGATGTTCTCGCCGGCCTGCATGAACACGCGCGAGGGGCTGCGGATGCCGAGCTTTTCCTTGAACCAGCCGACGGTGGAGTCGGCCGCGCCGTTGATGGCGTCTTGCACGGTGCCGAGCATGCCGGTGATGCCGTTCGCCAGGCCCAGCATCATCTGCGCACCGAAGGTCGTGAACTTCGCCGGCAGCTCGATGCCGAACCACTGCATGACGCCGGCGAAGGCCTGATAGAACAGGCCGAGGGGCGACCAGTTGACGATGGCCGATCCCACAGTGGCCAGCGCCGCGGGCATAGAGCCGCCGAGGTACTGCCAGAAACCGGCGAACGCACCTTTCGCGCGCTCCCAAAGGCCGACGAAGAAGCCGCTGATCGGCCCCCAGTACTTGTAGATCAGGAACGCGGCCGTTGCGATGGCGGTGACGGCCAGGCCGATCGGGTTGAGCAGCAGTGCGCGGCCGAGCCACATGACGGCGGTCGCAGCGAACCCCAGCACGCGGGTGAGCACGGTGAGCACAGGTGAGAGCACCGCCGCCTTGACGCCGAAGAGGCCCAGGCCGTAGCGGACGACGGCGAAGGGGCCGAGCAGCGCCGCGGCGCCCAGGCTGAGCGCGCCGAAGCCGGCCGCCAGTAGGCCGACCCACAGCACGGTCTTGCCGATGTACGAGGCGAGCACGGGGTGCTCCCGCGCGAACTGCGTGATGCGCTGCAGCGCGCTGCCCGCGGTGTTGAGCAGGCTGATGTAGGCCGGGAGCAGGGCGCGGCCGGCCGCCTGCATGGCGTCGTGGAAACGGGCCTGCGCTTCGAGTTCCTTCCCGCTCAGGCTGTCTCGCGCCCTGGCGTCCAGTTCGTCGATCCCGAAGGCGCCGGCGTTGAGCTTCGCGTTCTTGTGGATCTGGTCTCTCATCATGAACATCTGAGAGAAGAGGCTCGACGCCGTGCGGTTGCTAAAAATGGAGCCGATGGCGTCGTTCACCTGGTCCTGGCTGGTGAGGCCCTTGGCGGCCAGCGCCGGCAGGAGCACCTTCTCCATCCATTCGAACTGGTTGGTGCGGAAGAGGTCGCTGCCCTTCAGCGCGCCAGGGTCGAGAAACGAGACCTGCCCCGTCTTGTCGTGCTTCACCTTCGACGGGTCACCGATCAGGTCGTACTTCATCAGGTTCTGCGCAGCGCGTTTGGTGGTGCGGCCCTGGTAGAGGTTCTGGTAGGCGGACATGGTGGCCACGCCGGCGCTGGCGCCGCCCATGATCTGCACGATGGGCTCGAGCTGGTAGTACATCGCCTCGCTGGAGAGGCCCTTGGCGGCAATGCCGCCGCGCTTGACGAAGTCGAGCCATTGCGTGGAGTCGACGCGGCCGCCGGTGGCGGTGATCACGCGCTGCACCATGTCGGCCTGCTTGGTGAACTCTTCCTTGCTGCTCAGGCCGTTGCGTGCCTCGATGACTTTGAGCATGTCCATGAATTTGCGTTCGTTCTCGGTGCCTTGCTCCTCGCCGAACATGGCCTTGTTCGCGAACTTCATCTTCGCCATCGCGGGCATGACCATTTCGGCGTGGTGCACGTCGGCGAATGCGGTGGTGGCGTCCAGCATCAGCCCGAGGTTGTCGTTCATGCTGGTGCCGTAGGTCTTCATGCGCTTCGCGTAGTCGATGGCCTTCTCGGACTCTTCCTTGCCCAGGCCCAGCGATTCGATGCGCGCCGTCGTGGTTTCGTATTCGCGGATCTGGTGCAGCGGCTCGGTGACGGCGCGGCGGATGCCGTAGGCGGTGCCCACGCCCGCAGCGCCGGCCATTGCCAGATGCCCGGCCGTGGCGCGGGTGCTGTTGAAGCTCTTTTGCAGCAGAGCCTTGCGGTTGCTCGCGTTGGCCAGCGCTTCGAGGCGCGCCTTCTGCTGGGCGATGGCGCTATTGGTCGAGGTGATCTCCGCCTGCAGGCGGTGCTGGTCCGCAGACAGCTTGCCGATGCCGCTGGCAGTGGCCGCGGTGCGCAGCTGCACGAGGGCGTGGCGCTGCTTGTCGTAGGCGGCCGTCGCGCGGTCGACCTGGCCTTGCAGGGCGCGGGCCTGATCGCTGTTCGCACCGTAGGTGCGCGTGACGCTGTCGAGGTTGGCGCGCAGCACCTTCAGGCTGTTGCCCTGCTTGGACAGCTCGGCCTGGTACTTGCGGATTGAGTTGACCTGGCCGAGCTGGCCGTTCAGCAGCTTGAGGGCGTCGCGCGACTGTTTCAGGCTCGCGGCCGTGGCCTTGCTCTGCGCGTCGAGCGGCTTGAGTTCGTTGACCGCCTTGGCCGCGCCGGCCAGGATCAGCTTGAGGGTTAGCGCGGTGGCCATGATGGTTCGAAGGTGTTGCGGTCAGTCGTCGTGCTTGCTCGGGGCGTAGCGTTTGCGGGCGGCCTCGCGCCAGTCCATCAGCTCGGCCAGGGGGAGGCCGTCCATGTCCTGAGGGCGCCAGTGGAAAACCAGCGCCAGATCCGCCATGGCGTCCTCTACGCGCTCTGCAAGACCGCGTCCCGAACTGCTTTCTTCAACAAAAAACTGATGACGACGCCTCCCGCCTCGGACAGGTCCGCGGGGTCGAGCTGCGCGCACTCTGGCGGCGTGAGGCTGGGCGAGGTGATGCGTGGCAGCAGCTTGAGCAGTTCGTCGGCGTCGGCCGCGTGCAGCCGCTGCAGCGAGAGGCCGCGCAGCTCGCCGGCGTTGGGCTTGCGCAGGACGATCTCGGCGATGGTGGTGGTGCCGCGCTGGATGGGCGTGTCGAGCGTGATGGTGTTGGGCACGCTGGGCGCGATGGTGGCGGTGGGCTGTTGGGCGTCGTCGTTCATGGTGGTGACTCGGTTCGAAGGGGAAGGGCGGGGGGCGAGGTTGCGGCTTGGCGTCAGTTGACGCCGAAGGCCATGCCGATGGCGGCGCGGATGGCGTCGTACTGGTCGGTGCCGCCGACGCGGAACACCATGCCGGGCACGTCGATCTCCAGCAGTTCCTGGGCATTGACGGTCAGCTTGTAGTAGCTGGCGGCAATGGTGAACTCGTGGTCGTTGTCTTCGCCGGCTTTGGCCTCGTTGGGGTTCCACTCGCGCAGGCGCCCGCGGATGACGACTTCGGCCGCGGTCACTTGGCCGGTGGATTCGTCCTGGTAGGCGCCAGCGAACCGGAAGATGTTGGCGCCGACGGTCTGCGAGCCCAGCATCGCGATGAGCTGGGTCTTCAGGCCGCCGGCCTTGATGCCTAGCTCGAGCTTTTCGTGGCCGAGATCGATCTCGACCGGGCCATGCATGCCGCCGGCGCGGTATTCCTCGGTCTTCTTCGTGATCTTGGGAAGGGTGACGCTGGGGATCTCGCCGACCCAGCTTTCGCCGTCGCCGAACATGGCGAAGTTCTTGAGTTTCTTGGGCAGTGCCATGGTGGTGTGCTCCTATGCGTGATGCGTTGACGCCGGTCAGGCGGCTTGCACGGCCGCGGCGAAGTTGGCGAGAAAGTCGTCGGTGATGGTCTGGCGGAAGCCCAGGTCTTCGAGCGGCGGCACCGGCGTGTAGCGGTAGCTGATGCGCAGGCGGCCGACGAAGAGT